AGAGATTGATTTTATTTAGAATGTTTACAGGCTTGCTACTCCCAGCATATAAGCTCGCATCCAGGGCGCTCATAACCATAGAGTTTTCAACTCTTTGGAATATGAACGAGGCCGGACGGTCTTCGCTTAAATGAGGTTATAACCTCACAAGACTGTTCTCGCGTTAGCGCATGGTATAACACATGCGGGTTAGCGGGGAACCAAGCAACGATTTGCATACGTCGCGCTCGGGCTAGGGATTTGATGCACCCTGATTTTACGCGGCAACCCCTCAACCCATTTAAGAGTTCTTTTGGCTCGCCTGCTATGGTTAGGTTCACATGTACGCCTAAGCAAGATTGCCAATCTCGCTAAGACGAAGATGTGCAAGTATGTCTACTTGCGGCACCCTCAAGTCAAGCGCCCCAAGGGCGCTAACTTTCTGGCTTCAAACTGTTAACCGGGCCTAATCCCGGACAGCGGTAGTCAAGCTCGAAGTCTAAAACGGTCCTTAGAAATGCGTCCCAACGGATGGCCGTGGCCGGTTACTTCAAGGCGTTTAGCTTCCGAATAGTTTTAGCATGGTTTTCCTTAACAAAGCGTGTACCTTGATAAGAAAGACGATTATTTTTCCAAGCTCCTGTGATAGGCCGATCTCCAACAATAGTTGTTGTTGAGATACGCGAGCCATCTAAGCCAATGATGTACGCATCGGCGTCAATGAGCCTTTCAGTATGCAAAGAGTAGTCCTTAGAAGGCCGGTACTTGCCAGCGGTCAAAATAGCATTAGGACAAAGCACCCCAGTCATGTCCACCTGGGGGCGGATAGGACGGGAGCCATTCACACAAACCTTACGCGGTTCATGCGCTTTCTTGTCGCCATACTTTCTCGGACTAGACATCGTAAAAACCTTTCTAACTTTGGTGTTATTGCACACTCCTGCCGGAATTACTCGGCAAGTTCCGATAAGAGCCGATAGGGATCGGTAAGAATCGGTAAGTTCCAGCAAGATTGTCGCTTGAAGACAAGCTCCTAGCGATAAGGATATCTAGTGTGAAGTCTGGACACCCACGACCGTCGCGCCAAAAAGCTCCTCGGCAACCAAAACAGATGCAAGCATCAAGGCGTCTTTGCGAGGCAGTCGGCAAACGCGGCGGACACGATAGCCGCGCTTAGCCTTAGCGGTAACGACTGTGACAACGCAATCAAGGCTATAGGCGTCAAGCGGGAGAACTTGGACGGTCTTAGCGCCTACAGTCTGGGAGAATAGGGGTTTTAGCATAGTTTTAGCTTCCTTGATTAGAGTTAAAGATATGCAGATAAAACTAGGGTATAGTTTTAACCTTCCTTGTTAAATAGTTAAATGGACAAAACTAGGGTGGACCGCCCTACCCTACCAAGTACACAAGCGGAGCTTCGGATAGGTCGCTTTGACAATCCCTTCCGTATAGGCAACTAGATAGTGGAACTTATGGGCTGCCAGCTTAGGATCGTTCGTGTCCAGGCAGAACACTTCCCGTTCGGGATGATTGATCGAGTGGTTGGCGACATAGAAAAGGTCGTCCGTCTCGTTCCAGAATATGTCGATGGTAATGAAGTCACCATTAGCGGCTCGACTAGATGTATGTGAAAAGGTCGGGGTCATAGGTTTAGCTTCCTTGGTTAGAGTGCTTTTGAGTAAGCTAAGTAGGCGCTCAAAAGGTTAAGAAAAGGTTAGGGGAATCGGCACTGTCGTTAGCGGGAGCGATAAGAAAGGATAATAAGGGATAAGAAGCGATAAGTTAACTTAAACATAATCTTAGGTCATAAGGCTAGGCGGATGCCTTAGGGTTTTAGACATAATACTTAATGAATACTTAATGAATACTTAACGAATACTTTAAGGTGGCGAGATAGCTTACGGCACAACCCAAGGGCGAAGGCGGTAGAGGCAAAGGCGGCACAGGCGTAGATACAACTCTGAGCCGAAGGCGGGGAGGCTAGGCCGGCACAGGTGTAGGTACAAGCGCCCGGTATGGGTGTAGGTACAAGGGGGGGTGGCACCCGGCCGCCGCCTAATGGAATAACCCCCAGGAAATATCTCATGTTTTTCGACCCTTTTCCATTTATTTTCAAAGCCCCCTCCTTATTTTTATAAAATTCAGCTTTTTCCCAATGTTTTCAGTAAACCCTAAAATTCATGGTCGCTAGTTAGTCCTACCACGGACTTAATTAGACCCCCTTTTTGATTTGTCAAGGGGTATATGAAAAAATATAGTTTCATTATATATCAATGACTTATAAAATAATTTGCTATTACCCCCTTGACAAGCGTTTAAAAGTATGGGAAAATATCTTAAGAAGTGGATAAACTTCGACCACGAAGGTGGAGCTAACCGAAGACCTTGAAGAAAACCTTAAGAAAGAAGCACCTTAAGGATACAAGCTGAAGGATACCTTAAGGAATACCTAAGGTAGCTTTCTCTTATTAAATATTTACTAATAGTTGTTGTATACCCTTAAGTTGCCTAAGAGTATAAAACCTTTGGCCCTTCAAGGTAGAGGTTAGCCTTAAGGAAGCTCTCCTTGAGTACTACCTTAAGTATAACCTTAAGTAGAGAGACCTTCTATGGCAATTAAATCAATGTTCTATGAACTTAGTCTTGAAGACGACAAGTCTGAAGCTAACTTCACCCTAGACCCAAAAGACCTGACGTTAGATAATGGTAGGGTAATCCCTTCTATTTATCGTCTATATCTAGAAACTAACGATCCATCTGAGGTCGCCTTTGCTGATAAGTACTTCGGCTCTTGGCAAGAATGGACTAAGACTCGTAAGCTAGTTGCCCTAGCTCCGTACTTTGACTCTCTTCGCTCGGAAGTAATACTTAGACAAAAAGCTCAAGCCTATGCTGTCTTGCTCGAGATGGCTCAGAATGGCTCCCTAGACGCCAACAAATTTATCTTGAACTCAGACTACGGGACGGAAGGAACTCCCACCACAGCGCCTTCTAAAGCGGTCCTAGCCCGTGCTAAAGAGCAAGCTCTCCGTGGACGAGGAAGACCTTCTAACACTCCTGAGCCGGTAATCGATAATACGGACCTAGAAGACAAGAAACTCCTTCGTGATCTCCAGACCATCACCGCTAAGGTAAATTAAAAACTACCCCTAGTTTTGTCTTAACTACGACCTAAAACAAAGAAAGCCAAAACTATGTCTAAAGCTACGACCCAGCTCTCGGTTAAAGATCAAATCAGAGAGCAAGCTGAACTATCCTTAGAAGCTTTCATTCGTCTAGTCCATCCAGACAGGAGCCTTGGTAACATACACCGTGAGGTTATCTCCTGGTTAACTCGTTCGGATGCTAAAACGCACCAGCTTCTACTCCTTCCTCGTGACCACATGAAGAGTGCCCTTATGGCCTATCGTGTAGCTTGGGAGATCACTCGTAACCCTTCAGTTCGCATTCTTTACATCTCTTCTACTGCTAACCTAGCTAACAAACAGCTTAAGTTCATCAAAGACATCCTGACTTGTAAGACGTACCAATACTACTGGCCGGAGATGGTGAATGTTGAAGAAGGTAAGCGAGAGAAGTGGTCCGAGACAGAAATCTCCGTTGATCACCCCCAACGTAAAGAAGATCACGTCCGAGACCCTACGGTGTTTACTGCTGGCCTCACTACCTCAATTGTTGGTCTTCACTGCGATATTGCTGTACTTGACGACGTAGTAATTGAAGATAACGCCTACAGTGAAGATGGAAGAACTAAGGTTCGATTGCAAGCTTCTTACTTGGCTTCTATTGCTTCTGCCGATGGACGTATGTGGGTATGTGGTACCCGTTACCACCCAAAAGATTTATATGACTCTTTGATTACTTCAACCTACTCTAAATACGACCCCGATGGTAATGAACTAGAAACTGAGCACCTATATGAACTATTTGAACGTCCAGTAGAAGTTAACAATCAATTCCTATGGCCGAGGCAACTAGATCAAAAGACGCAGAAGTGGTACGGATTCAACCTTGAAATTCTCTCTAAGAAACGAGCCCAGTACTTTGACATTACAAAGTTCAAAGCCCAGTACTACAACAACCCTAACGACGAATCCAGTGCAGCTATCAAACGCAGTCTATTCCAGTACTACAACAAACAATTCCTCAGCAGAAAAGACGGTCGTTGGTCTTACAATGGCTCACGTATTAATGTATATGCTGCTGTAGACTTTGCCTTTTCGTTAACTAAAGAAGCTGACTATACTGCTATTGTTGTCATCGGTATTGACTCTAAGCAAAACATCTACGTTCTAGACATCATACGATTTAAAACAAAGAAGATTTCAGACTACTTTGATAAGATACTTCAACTACACGTTAAGTGGGACTTCCGTAAGATCAGAGCCGAAGTAACCGTAGCTCAAGATATCATCGTACAAGACCTTAAAAATAACTACATACGCCCCTATGGGTTAGCTTTGTCTATTGACGAGCATCGCCCACAAAAGAAAAAAGAAGATCGAATAGAAGCCATCCTACAACCACGTTACAACAATCTACAGATGTGGCACTTCCAAGGCGGTGACTGCGAACTACTTGAAGAAGAGCTCGTACTACAAAACCCTTCGCACGACGATATTAAAGATGCTTTAAGTTCCGCTATAGAAATTGCAACACCACCAACGTTTATGAATCTTGGATCAGCGGGATCACTTAATAAAGAACAATTCTACAATCAACGTTTCGGAGGAATAGGTTAAGGTTATGAACTTTATTGTTTTCTTCACTGAGTGCCTTATTAACGACACAAGTGTTTGCCGTAACAAGGAACTCACATTCGAAGGTGCTATTCCTACTCCCCAGCAATGCATCTTATACGCTGCACCTGAACTAGCTAAATGGTCCGAAGCACATCCAGGTTGGGTCGTCACAAAGTTCGGATGCAAACCGTATGTCTTAGAGGCTGATCTATAAATAGAAAGAATAAAAGCCGATATGTCACGTAAACCTCTAGACTTAATGGAAGTCATAACCCCAGATAACTTGGGTTGTATCATTTCTGAAAAGTATCTTACTTGGGAAACATTCCGTAGTAATCGCGTATCGGAATGGAAAGAAGTTCTTGAGTATGTCTTTGCCACGGATACAACTAAGACTTCCAACAGTAAGCTCCCGTGGAGCAACAAGACTACAATCCCTAAGTTGTGCCAAATTAGAGACAATCTTCACTCTAACTACATGGCTGCTTTGTTCCCTAAACAGAAGTGGCTTAAGTGGATTGGTGATAATGAAGATAATGAATCCATGGAAAAGGCGGAAGCAATTGAATCATTTATGCAATGGGTCAGCGACCAGCCAGAATACTACAATACTGTATCGCAGCTTGTCTACGATTTTATTGACTACGGCAACACGTTTGTTATGCCTGTGTGGGATGACGAGACTGTACTCAATGATGAACGAGAGCAAGTAGGCTATGTCGGACCTCGTGCTCGTCGTATCTCTCCTCTTGATATTGTCTTTGATCCAACTGCTAATAGTTTTGAGCAGGCTCCGAAAGTTATTCGTTCTATCGTTACGCTTGGCGAAGTCAAGGCGATCCTTGAGCAGGATACCGCAACAGATGAGGACCGAGCCTGGGCAAAAGAACTGTATGACTACATGCGCAACATCAGAACTCTTGCGCGAAACCACCAAGGAAACTTTACTGTAAAGGATCGTATCTATGACATCGCAGGGTTCTCGTCGTATCAAGCTTACCTCGTCTCAGATTCGGTCGAAGTTCTTACTTTCTACGGCGATCTCTACGATTTCGAAAAAGACGAACTCCTGCGGAATCATGTCATTAAAGTTGTCGACAGACACAAAATCCTCTACAAAGCCCCGTCTGGTTCGTCTGTAGGACTTCCTCCTATCTACCACGCTGGTTGGAGAGTACGTCAAGACAATCTCTGGGCAATGGGTCCACTAGACAATCTAGTTGGTATGCAATATCGAATTGACCATCTTGAAAATATGAAAGCAGATTGCTTTGACTTAATTGCATATCCTCCGTTAAAGATTAAAGGACACGTCGAAGACTTTAACTGGGGTCCGATGGAACGTATCTACATCGGAGACGATAGCGATGTAGAGATGATGTCTCCAGACGTTCAGGTCTTGCAAGCTGACCAGCAGATTGCAATCCTTGAGCAAAAGATGGAAGAGATGGCAGGCTCCCCTAAGGAAGCTGTCGGTTTCCGTACTCCAGGTGAAAAGACAAAGTACGAAGTTCAATCTCTTGAGAATGCAGCCTCTCGCGTATTCCAAAGTAAAATCACACACTTTGAACGTCACATCACAGAGCCTTTACAGAATGGTATGCTTGATCTTGCTCGTAGTAATATGACTGCTACGACAGTACGTATCATAGATGATGAATTTAATATTGCTTTGTTCCGTGATCTCACTCGTTACGATATTGCTGGCCTCGGGCGCATCCGTCCTATGGCTGCACGGCACTTTGCAGAGACTGCTAATATGCTCCAGAACATCTCGGGCTTCTTAGCATCACCTGCCGGAATGGACCCAGAAGTTACTCAGCACATCTCTAGCGTCAAGCTTGCTACTATGTGGGAATATCTTCTTGAAGCTAAACCATTTAACCTCATTCAGCCTTACGTTCGTCTAAGTGAACGTACTGAAGCTCAACGTCTACAACAGACGCAAGAGCAGCAAGTATTAACTGAGGGACAGACTCCTTCAGGTATTAACGGAGACTTTGACCAGGATGTCCTTAACGAACCACAGTCTATCGACCCTATGGACGAAGCACCTATCGAGTAAAGAAGACCAAAAGAACTTTACTGATGCCGTATATAACAACAACAATAACGTAGTACTGCTCAGGCTTCGTAAGCTAATAAAAGAAGATTACGAGGCAACTGTTAAGCAAAGCTTCTCCAAGCAAAACTATGCAAGCCCTGCTTGGGCGGCTCAACAAGCAGACTACAACGGCACACTACGTACTCTAAAAGAACTACTTGACTTACTATCATTTCTCGAAGACCCAAAGGAAAATAAATAACATGACCGACTCTCTCTTTACCCCAACTAACGAGCAACCTACGACCCCTAGCTCGTATCGAGACCAGCTTGTAGGCCCAGGAAAAAAGTTTGCAGATGATGAAGCCCTTGCAAAGGGTAAAGCTGAATCAGACCTTTATATCTTGAGCATGCAACGTGAGACTAAAGAACTCAGAGCTGAACTCGAAGCACGCCTTGCTCTAGAAGAAGTTGCAGAGCGAACCGCGCCACGCAACGCACCTATTACCAATAGTAATCCTCAGGGAACGCCTCCTTTAGCGGATGAACGGGTAGAAAACAAGGCCGCACCTGTTCCTACTAGAACGGAACTTGCACAGTTAATTAAAGAAACTATGCAAGAGGAACAGACTAAAACAACCATGGATAGTAATCGATCCTTAGTTCTTCAAGAGCTTAAGAAGACCTGGGGTGATAATTACATTCCTCACTTGAACGCAAAAGCTAATGAGCTGGGCATGGACAAAGACATGCTAGACTCACTTGCTGCTCGCTCTCCTAAAGCTTTCCTAGCTTTGGTTGCTAACGAGCCGTCTCGTGGTACAACTCAAGACGCACCTCCGGTAAGTAAAAGCAACACAGGTTTTGTCGCAGATACTTCCTCGGTTCGTAATGAAGAGTACTATTCTAAATTGCGTAAGAGTGACCCCAAGCGTTACTTTAGTGCTGCAACGCAGGTTCAGCGCCACAAGGATGCCTTGGAGATGGGTGCGAAGTTTTTTAACCTCCCATAAGATCAACAATTAAGTTGATCGTCACAAATAAAGGAATAAAACACTATGGGTTTCTCAACCTTAAACGATGACCATCTGATTCGTTCGAATCTGTGGTCGTCCGATCTTAAGGAAGTCCTCGAAGGCGAATTGCTGGGTATGGGCTTTGTTAAGATGCTCTCAGACTTCCCGGATGGTGATACTCTGAACATTCCTTCTATCGGTCAGGCTGAAGTGCTTGATTATACTGAAGGTCAGGCTATCCGCTACACGGCCATGGACACTGGTAACTTCACGTTCACCATTGACCAGTATAAGTCTTCGGCTACCTACATCACCAACAAGATGAAGCAGGACTCTTACGTAATGAGCGAGCTTATGGCTTCATTCGTTCCGCGTCAGTCACGCGCCATCATGGTTGCGATGGAAAACCTGATCATGTCGATTGGGCCGGATGCACAGACTGCTGCTGACCTTAACGCAATCAACGGCGCTTCGCATCGCTTCGTTGGTGGTGGTGCCTCGGGCATTATCGCTATCGCTGACTTTGCTCGCGCTAAGTACTCGTTGGACAAGGCATTCGTGCCGTCGGCCAACCGTATTGCTATCGTTGATCCGTCGGTCGAATACGAACTGAACAAGACCACGAACCTTGTTAGCGTTTCTAACAACCCCAAGTGGGAAGGCATTATCTCGACTGGTATGTCCACGGGCATGCGTTTCGTTGCTAACGTCTATGGTTTTGACGTCTATGTTTCGAACTACCTCAAGGGTGGTTATGCCGAAACGATCAACTCGGTTGCAGTCACCGCTGGTGTTGCAAACTTGTTCTTCTCGGCTGCTCCTGATGTATTGCCATTCGTTGGTCATATCCGTCAGGCCCCTAAGGTAGACTCAAGCTACAACAAAGACCTTCAGCGCGATGAATACGTGACGACTTGTCGTTACGGCTTCAAACTTTTCCGCCCGGAAAATCTTGTTGTTGTTCTTACTGCCGTAACCACCATCTAATCCAAGAAAGGAATAATTAATATGTCTTGGACAAACTCGGACGGCCTGTATGTTAAAATGGGTCGTGAAGAAGGTGCTGTTGGCAAAGGCGGTCAGTACTCGACCCTCGGCGCTCTTCAGCAGGTTGAAGTAAAGATGGACCTCGTGACGGATGCTGCGGTTGCTTCGGCAATTGTAGGTACGTCGTCTGGCCAGCTTGGTACGCAGATTCCTGATGGCGTCCGTATCGAAGCAGTTGAAGTTGTGACGGAAACAGCAGCGACCTCGGGCGGCTCGGCCACCCTTGACGTTGGTCTGATCCAGCGCAATCGCACGACTGCCGTTGATATTGACGGTCTTGTGGCCGCTGCTGCTCTTGCTACCTTTAACGCCGCTGGTGAGCGTCTCTATCTCACCACTGGTTCTACTGGTGCAGGCGCTCTCATCGGCACGACCCTTACGAACGGTGGCTACATCGTTGCCAACTACGGCACCGCTGCTTTCACTGCTGGTAAGGTTATCGTTCGCGTATATTTCTTCACGCCACAAACCACGGGCTAAGTTAGCCTAAATTCTCAAGGGCACATCTTTCTATGGCCAAATTAACTCTTAACGATACAACTACCCAAGATACTTATGCATCTTTGGTTACTAGTATCAATACGAATAATGCAGCCATAGAGGTTGCCCTTGAGAATACTCTTAGTCGAGACGGCACCACTCCTAATCAGATGGATGCCGATCTTGACATGAACTCTAATAACATTATCAACCTACCCGCAGCAGCTTCTAACACAGAGCCTGTACGTAAGCTAGAGTTTGATGCTTTTCAAACAACGTTTAATAGCGGTATAACTAATCTTAACAATGCTGTAACTGCCGCTCAACTTGCTGAGACAAACGCAGAAGCAGCCGCTGCTTTCTTCCCTAGTCCGTTTGCCGGTAACGCTTTTAAGAGTATACGTGTCAACGTCGGAGAAACTGCTTATGAATTCTACGATCCAACTAGCCTTAGTGTATCAGACGGCGATAAAGGTGATATCACTGTCTCTGCCTCTGGTGCTACGTGGACTGTAGACAACGGTTCGATTACGACGACAAAGCTTGGCGGGGATATCACTACTGCTGGTAAAGCTCTTCTTGACGACGCTAACGCAGCCGCTCAGCGCACTACCTTAGGTCTTGGTACTCTTGCTACTCAAGATGGTACGTTCTCTGGTACTTCTTCTAATACCAACACAGGTGATCAAACATCTATCGTGGGTATTACCGGAACTAAGGCTGCATTTGACACAGCGGTGACTGACGGTAACTTTATGTACGTCGGTGATGCCCCTACTGCGCACACCCATCCTTCAACCGCTATAACTGATTTCACAGAGGCTGCTCAAGACGCTATCGGCGCTATGGTAGATACTACCTTAGTCTACACCGACGGCACTCCTCTTTTGTCTAGGGCGGAGATAAACGGGGCAGTTATTGTTCTTGGCGGTTCAAACTCTTCTGTTCTTGGATCATTCACTACTGCTGATTTAAACACTGCTCTTAGCGACAACAACATCGCTACTGGTGGTGGTACAGCGACTGGAACTAACACAGGTGATCAAACTTCTATTGTCGGTATCACTGGTTCTCTTGCAGAGTTTAACACTGCTCTAACTGATGCTAACTTCGCTACTGGTGGTGGAACCGCCACAGGTACCAACACAGGTGATCAGTCTACATTCTTAACTATCTCGGTTGCTGGTCAATCAGATATTGTAGCAGATACTACAAGCGACACCTTAACAATTGCGGCTGGCGCAAACATTACTCTTACTACTAACGCTGGTACTGATACACTCACGATTGCAGCTTCAGGTGGCGGTGGTGGTGGTCTTGGAGATGGTGACTACGGAGACATCACAGTATCTGGTACATCTACCGTACTTACTATCGACAACGATGTCGTTACTTACGCTAAGATGCAGAACGTCTCAGCTACAGATAGACTTCTTGGCCGATCTACAGCAGGCGCTGGAGACGTAGAAGAAATTACCTGCACAGCCGCTGCTCGTAGCATATTAGATGATGCTAGTGTTGGCGCTATTCTTACAACTATTGGTGGTCAACCATTAGACGCTACTTTAACCGCCCTTGCTGCGTACAATACTAATGGATTTATTGTCCAAACAGCGGCCGATACTTTTGTAGGGCGTTCTATTAGTGGTACAAGTAACCAGATTACTGTTACAAATGGCGACGGTGTCTCTGGTAATCCCACTATATCGTTGCCTGCTGATGTATTAATCCCCACAGTCTTGACAGTACCTAATACTGGTCTTCACATTCTTGATACTAACGCTACTCATGATTTAATCATAGCTGCTGGTAGCAACCTCACAGCAGACCGTACTCTTACTATCACAACTGGGGATGCAAACCAAGTCTTGACTATGGGCGGTAACGCTACTATCGCTGGCACTAACACTGGTGATCAAACCTCGATTGTAGGTATTACAGGCTCCCTAGCTGAGTTTAACACAGCCCTCACCGGAGCTGATTTTGCCACAGGCGGTGGTACTGCTTCAGGTACCAACACAGGTGATCAGACGTCTATTGTTGGTATAACAGGCACTATAGCTCAGTTCAACACAGCTATCACAGATGGTGATCTTGCGACTGGTGGTGGTACAGCTACAGGTACTAACACTGGTGATCAATCTATATTCCAAACTATAGCTGTTAGTGGTCAAAGCAATGTCGTAGCAGACACTACTACAGACACTCTTACTTTAGCTGGTGCTAATAACTTAGTAATTACGACTAACGCTGGCACCGACACTATTACGTTTACTCCCCCAGCCGACCAGACCTTCCAAATCTTTACTGCATCCGGTACCTGGACAAAACCTACTGGATGCCGCCGCATACGTGTTAGGATAGTCGGTGGTGGCGGTGGTGGTGGTGGTGCTGACGCAGCAGCCAGTCAAGTTAGCGTAGGCGGTGGTGGTAGCGCTGGTAGCTACGGCGAAGCCCTGTTAGATGCTACTGGGTTGACTTCTGAGACAGTGACTATTGGTACTGGTGGTACTGGTGGTGCGGATACAGGCGGTACTGGTGGTACTGGTAATACTTCTTCATTTGGGTCGTTGATCACATGTAACGCCGGTATTGGTGGCGGTAGTCTTGCGACAGGCACTTCGGTTGCTGGGCAATTTGGTGGCATTCATCCTAGCGCTGGTAGTGGTGGGGATATTAACGCTCCTGGCGCTGGTGGTCTATTTGGTTTTCGTGTATCAGGAACTTCTGGTTTTGCCGGTAGTGGTGGAAGTTCACATTTCAGCGGAGGTCCTCGTGGTGCTGCTGCCGCTGGTGTAGGTACTGCTGGTACTTACGGTGCTGGTGGTAGCGGTGCATATTCTACAAGCACGACTGGCTTTGCTGGTGGTGCTGGTGGTAATGGTCTCTGTATTGTCGAAGAATTTTATTAATAGGGATTTAATCGCGTGCTTAATATCAAGACAGACTTTGGTGCAGTCGGCGACGGTGTTGCTGATGATACCCTTGCAATTCAAAACGCTCTTGATGCTGCTTGGGCGTCTGGTGGTGAGGTTATTATCGCGCCTAAAGGGACCTATCGTGTAACGTCTACACTTAACATGAGTGGTATTGGAACTTCTCTTAAAGGAGAAGGTTCTGGAGATAAGGTCACCCCATTCGGAGCAGGACCAGTAGGTCCAACTACAATCATGGTTGACCACACATCTGGCCCAGGAGTTCGTATTAAGCAATACAATTGCTCTATCTCAGGTATCCGTATTGACTCTTCTCCTAGCCGTAAAGCTGGAGCAACGGCTATTGCTAACACTGGTCTACGAGTAGAAGCAGATGATGTCTCTGCCGCGAGAACTTCAGGTACTACTATTAACGATGTCTATTGCGTAGGACATCCTGGAGACGGTATTCTTATTTGCGGAGAGATGACAAACTCTCGTATTTCTGATTCTGGAGCAACTAATTGCAAGGCTCACGGTATATGCATTGACGGCGGTTACCGGACTAGCCGTGTATTTAAACACCGCCCGGGCCACGTAAAGATCGATATGTGTAGAGCTTCACGTTGCTATGGTAACGCTCTTGTCATTGGTTCTCCTAACGACGATGCCCCAGGTTTAGCTACACTTCCTTACCGGATTGAAGTAAACAACTTTGAAAGCTTTTACATTGCTAGCGACGCTTCCATTCGATATGGTAAGGATGCTGTGTGGGCTTTTGGAGAGAACATGGTGTTTTCTTTGTGTGCCTTTGGTGGTCACGACGTAGATGCTACTCCTAGAATTCACGATGGCATCTACGTAGCCGGACGAGCAATCCGATTGATTGCTTGCCGCTATATTGAAACTCTTCGAGCAGCCGTGATTGGAAGTCGAACTAATCTACCGTCACGAGATATTGTCATCGACGGAACGGTAGTCTCTCACATAGGCGCAGCTATGAACCCTGCTGTCGTAATTACAACCGGAGCTAAAGGAATTAAAATAAGGTCACAGCAGCAAGCATCTGAAGTCACTACATGGGCTACAGGTACTGCGGCTGTTTTAGAACTAGACATCACCCAAGACTAATTAGCGAGATAAACTCATGGCTAAACTAACTACTACTGATCTCGTTAATCTCGAGAATCAAACATCGACTGTAACTACGATCAATAACAACTTTGGTCTAGTTGAAACGGCTATGGAGAACACTCTTAGCCGCGATGGGACCACTCCTAACACTATGAACGCTGACATCGATATGAACTCATATCGGTTGACTAACGTTCCTAGTCCTAGCGCTCCTACAGATATTGTCCGTCTCAGTGACCTAACTCTGACGTATTTGTCTAACACAACTCTTGCGCCAACACCATCTACAGGCGATGCTCTTAAGATATTAAAGGTAAACAGTGGTGAAACAGCTTACTCTTTTAGCAACGTTAAGATTGATGCGTCTAACAATCTTACGACTGCAAGCAACGATAACAGTTCTCTTGGTACTAGTAGCGTTGCTTGGAGCGATCTGTTTCTGGCTAGCGGCGCTGTTATTAACTTTAACGCCGGTAACTATACCATAACGCACTCAGCTAATATGCTGACGTTTAACAAATCTATTACTTGTACGGCAGGTCCTATTCTTGTCACTTCAGGTAATATTGCTACTGAAAATGGTGATCTTGTCTCCACGCTTGGAGATGTCATCCTTACTTCCGGTCACGTTCTTCAAGCTGCTGGTTATATCGAACAGACAGAGATGTCAGCCCCATCTGCTGGTGCTGCTAACACGCTACGTCTATACACGGCAGACCAGAGTACTGCTACTCATATGTTTGCTAAGAACTCAGCAGGCACAGAACTTCAGGTTACCACTCAGTATGCCACAGCGGCTGAAATGGAAACAGGCACCGCCACGGACCGTGTAGTTGCTCCTGGAACTATGAAGTCTCACCCTGGGTTCCCAAAGGCTTGGGCTAAGATCACTGGTACATCTTCTCCCTCTATTTCAACCAGTTTTGGTGTCACGTCTGTATCTAGACCCGCGCTGGGCCGTATCCTTGTTACTCTTAGTACTGCTATGTCAAGCGCTAACTACTGTGTTATGGCAACGATTGAACGTACTTCTACCGCATTGACTGTAGCTGATACTATCTCTTGTTCTATCCGTAACGGTACTATGACCACAACAACTTTCGAACTAGAAGCTTACGATAATACAGCGACTACAAACGTAGCAGACGATCCTGCCTCGTGGCACTTTGTCGTATTTGGAGATCAATAATTATGGCTTACCGTAAATGGGATGATAAAGCTAAAACTTACTATCAAGAACTTATTGATCGGTGCGATGTTCTAGACTCTTGGAAAGGACGTCTTAACAAGAATCT